AACCTTAATTCCATAATTTGGATCGTTGGTACGCTTAACGACAGCCATACCAATTGACGCTATATCATTTACGCATCTTCGGTATATATTGTCGTTAAAATTATTCCATGACAAAGTCATTTCAGTCGCAATCTGAGCTGATATTTCAGCGTCAGTCTTTATGTTTGTCATCATAAAGATTTCTGCCTCCTCAAGTGTCTCCGGAATTTCATCAGGATCCAGATCAAGGACAACACCAGTTTCTTGCTTAAGCTTAGCAAGTTGCTTACGAGCTTCAACTTGCATTTGTATACGTCTCTTCTCTCTGTCTTTAAACGAAGAAGATAGAGGATCAGTAGCTTCTAAATTTGGATACGGATCTCTTGATAGTATCTTGTTTACTACTACTTTCTTAAACTTTGGGAGTATAGGTACTGGGGTATAATCAAGGTTTAATAGACTACCGTCACCATCACTTGTGTTAAGTGAATGAAGAAGCTGCTTGTATATAGACGTGTCTTGAGTTCCATTAGCGTATTTGCGATTACGCTCAAAAACGCTGTTGCGTCTACTAAAAATAGATTCGGTATCATGAAGTTTACCCCATTGCTTTTCGATAGCTTTAGCAAACTGCAAACCGTACTCACGGCTTTGCTTTATTTCAGCATCAGCCAATGGGTCAGGAAAGCCATTGTTAAGCTTATTTTGATTGTCGTACATTTACTTAAAGCACACGGATTTTTGCAAATATACTAATTATCCAATAGGCTTATATTTTCTGAAAAACTTCTTATCATCAAAAGTGACAACTCTTTTTGGTTTTGCTTTTTGAGCTGCTAAAAGAGCGAGACCAGAACTTATGGTAAGGTCAAACTTAGTACGCTTATCAATCTTAAATCCAATCCAGTCTTCAAGTGTACGATTGAAATACATGTTGCCCATTTCTCCGGTATCGTAATTGATGCCTACATGATTATGAACGTATGACTCTATTGCTTGCGCGTGTGCGTGAATGATATCCTGAGAGTTTGATGGTATACCCTTTGTCTTTACGTTCATCTGTGAGTTGGCAGATTTTAAATGTTCAGGTCTATCCATTATATACCCATCAAAACCACGATACTCAAAATGCCTTACAATACCATACTTGTTGTTCTCAATCAGAAGCGGATAGCCATAAAACACAGCACACATTAAAACATCTTCGTAAAAGATCTTAGCCATGTCCGGACGAGAAGCGTACTCTACCACAAACATGTTTGATGGTCTATCCATAGAGAATTTATTGTACATGTGCAACGCACCCTTAGACCCTCTTCCGTCTACCGTAGCATCAATATCATATGAGTCAACACCACCACACCCATAGTCAGCAAAAGGAGCTACTCGCTTGCCTCTGTCGTACTTGATTACGTTTTGGTCTTCCTTCGGAGGCATCCACGCAACATTGAACCTACCGTTGATATCTGGCGAGAAAACCACTTCCTCATCTTTCTTGGCCCAAAGAAAATTGCCGCGTACCACAGGGTTAGGAAACAGATCTTGATTACTTTCAATCTGCTCGTAGATCTTGCCCACGTTAAAAATACTGCCATCCGTACTGTCACGGAAGGCTTCGTCGTCCGTAAACGGGAACTGTCTAATGATTTCATTTAGTTCTGCTGAATCATGGCGCATACTATCCCTCTCGTTCTTGAGGAACGTCTTTGCACCCATAGTTATCATTTCTCCGTCAATGCCTTCTACCGGCTTCTCTGGGTCGTCTATTACTGGGTTACCATACTTGTCAAAGAACCCTTCTAATGCTTCGTAGGCAGGAATAAAGATTCTATACAGTCCGGTGCGAGTCCTTCCGTTGGCGTTACGCTCAGCAGGATTGCTGTCTTCCCATAGCTTCTTGTACTCTTCACCTCCATTAGCCATAGGATTCACTGTACTTCCAACTAGCGCCTTTCCAATAATCTTGTTACCTATCAACAGGCACGTTCTCTGTATGCGCCAAGCCTCTCTGATGTCTGCCGGGTCTTCCCACTTACCAGCCTCATCCAGATACAGCAGCTTTAGCTTTTGACCGTCATATGCGTTGTTTGTGGTAGACCTCCAGTTAATAACCGTGTCAAGAGCGTCGGTAGAATACACCGACTTGTTGGTCTTTGTGATTCGCTTTGATGGCTCGCGAAAAGCAAGCTCCATACGCGGGTTGGTAGTACCATCCTGAATGGGCTTAAAGAAGAAAGGATAGTTTCTAAAAATCTGCACCACCTTACCCATGAATATGTTTTCCTGAGCGTCCTTACCAGTCTTAGATTGTATGCCTATCATCTTGTCTCTAACCTGAGTAGCTTCGTCATCTACTACAGCAGAACAGATGTTTGTATATCCTGAACGGCGACACTTGGTGTATAGCTGACCGAGAGACCTTGGGTCTGCTTCGCAAGCAGCCATGTGGATAAAGATCTCTCTCTGGAATTCAAGGAAACTAGGATATCCAATGTCTATCTTGCTCCACTGAAGGAACATATAGTGGCGACCGGTGATGTAAGTTGGTGTTCCATTGTTGTAAAACCAAACACCGTTTTTCCTTCTTTCAAACTCCTGGGCTATAAAAGGATCGTACTTAGACCTAACCTCTTTTGGTTTCTCATTCCAGTCATCAAGACTCTTGGTTTTTTGTATCTCGTCAGGAACGTCAAGTCTTCTCCAGTACTGATCTTTTTTGGGTAGGTTGTGAAATAGTATTTCCTGCTTCTTTGGTTTTTTAGGAAGAGCGATGAGCAGACCATGAAGATCTATCACGTCTCCATAGTTACTATCGAACAATGTTATCACTTGCTCTTGATGCTCTTCGCTAAATACTAATCCCATTTTACTCTATTGAAATCTTATATGATTCAAAGATACGCTTTGCTTTTTTGCTCCAGTCTGGCTTTGATGTCACTGTGTCCCATATGGTATATCCGTCTTTAGGATGAAAGTATCCTACGTAATTGTGTGGGTGTGGAACACCAATCAAATTTACTCCAAGTTTGAAGAAGTTTGCAGCAAGGTGAACATCAGCCTGATTCATGTGAACTAAGCTTGTAAACTCAAGCTTATTAAAAATGTCTTTTGGTATAAATACAGCGCCACTACCAGGCATATGCAATCCGTCATGATACTCTTTGTTTTCTTGACGAATAGCAAGCATTGACTTCATAAAAATCTCATTATGATTGACCTGAAGAATCTTTCCGTGATGACATAAGACGCTATCTGGTTTTTTGTTATGTTCTTCTAAAAAGTCACTGACATATGTTTCTGGATAAACAATATCATCGTCACAAGAAATAACATGAGAGTCAATGTCACCGGTAAACCTAAGAAGATAAAACCTAGACGCATCACCAAGGTTTTTACCTACATGTAAGATTTCAATCCAGTCTTTTTTTAGCTCTTCAGGAACAAAGTCAAACCCATTTAAAGACAAGTATAGTCTATCCACTTGCCCCTCAAGCGAATCAACTGTTTTAAGCGATTCAGGATACCTACCAGGCATCATGCACATGGTTCCGTAAATCTTCATGAATGAATTTCTATTTTATTGTTTACTTTTCCGTGGACACCCATGACTGGTATACACTTTACATAGTCTCTGTTAAAAAACTCAGCAAAAGTATGCTCTATATCACAACAGCCATTTGAATACGGTTTTTTTAAAATAAAATCAAAAGATTTTGTTAAAACCCTTTTCACTTCTTCGATGTAATCAGGGCTAAAACTCCAAAGACTGGTTACTGTTCTTTTTTTTATTCCAGTTATATTTAATGACCAGGTTGGAGAAAACTCTTTAAGGGTTATTCTTTCGTGTTCAAGATCATTAAAAAACTCTGTTAAATGGTATCTGCCGCTTATCTTAAAGACTCTTTTAAACGGTTTAAAATAAACAGAATCTAGCGCAATAAGCATGATCTGAATTTCACTCAGGTTTTTTAGGTATCCTTCTTTGAATCCGTTTATATTGAGGTCTGGAGCCACATCAACAAATTTTTTTATTGCAGAAAAGCAATAATGTTCGCTAATGTCTATAACGTAACATCCAGAAACATTAGGAGTTCCGGTACTGTCAAACAAAAAAACTTCGTAGTCACCTAATTTATTTATTGAGTCTACCGTTTTTTGTGTCTGACTTTCTCTTTCTTCTTTACTTCCTCTTCCAGCAAAAACAGCCGACGTTACAATAAATGCAGACTTTACTGACTCAGAGCTATCCATTTTCTTGTGTTTTTACCATCAATAGCATCAACAACAGATCCAACATCTAAGCTCTTTACGTTGACCTCCATATCCCACAGCCTTTTGTTTATCACTCTACTAGACATACCAGAGCAGGGGAGTACTATCTCTGCCGATCTTACATCTTCCTCGACCCTAGGCCACCACTCATTTATAGAAGAATAGCTGTTGTTGCTTGGGGTTTCTACAAAAAACTCTATTTCACCAAAAACTTTTTCCATATTTTCTTTTTTAGTGCAGCCTATGTACATTATTCTTTTTCCCTTTATGTGATCCTCTACAAACTTATCAAAGATGTCCCTGTGAAA